GGCTAACGGTCGACAGATGTTCATGCTCCACGCATGCCAGCATATAGGCTCCTCATCGTGGATGCATAACGAGATTTTCACACAGCTCGGACTCAGAAGAAACCCTTAAAGCGTAGTTGAAGAGCTTTTACGGCTTGCAGATCACCGCGCTTACGCGCTTTGACATATGACTCACGTACTTGCCGCAATAGTAGCTGACTGGCTCGCCCACTTCTAGCAAATGTTTCTGATTCGCCCATCAGATCGTCCATTAACGAAATGACTCTACGTTGTTGCATTCGTGCGGCTGTGCTCACGTCCCACTTATTTGATGGAGAAAATCCCTGTGCAACCCGTAATACATCTAGAGCAAAGTCCTGACAATTCCGATACACAAGTGAGTAGTTAAACTGAGGTGGTGAGTTGATCAATTCATCTATCATCTGCCCAGTGTATTTACTAGAAAGAAACTCCTCACTAACCATATCTGCTGATATTATCTTTGCGTCTACACCCTTGCTTATATCCATCCATTTCTGCTCGGTCGATAACCCATCGCCCTGCTTACCGAATAAAGAGCTATAAAGTCTATCAACATCTAATGCGGTATATCCACTCTCAGTATAATCGAGTCGATCGATAATGTATTTGCCATCCGCGGTTATCTTGTTGACTCGATACTTAATATTCACACCTCCAATACCAGCGTTCTTATCACTCGTCGTCCTACCGAATTTATTAAGCTCACCAATGCCCAAGTACCTTTTCGAAACTATATATGACCCCGCATCCTCATAGAGGACATCAGTATATGTCATGAATGCATGTGATGGCGCTCGCGTTCCTACGTTAGCTACGTCACTCCTTAATTGCTTTTTCAGAGCTTCTGGTCTAGTTATGCCTGTGTGCAGCGCATCACCAACTCTTTTGTCAAGAAATCCCAGTGGCCTGTAATATACACGCATAGCGGGTAAAATAGTATCCGAAGTTCCGTGCGCATTCTGTGTATGCATCTTGGAAAGTGTGTCTGCCGTGATATTCTGTCGATTGTTCCTATTAGCGAAAGAGAAATCCATCATCATGTTCATTTTCTCAGTGTTATCGATATGCTGTGCCACTTTATTTGTCTTATATAGAGGCTCAGCCCCACGCATGAATCTACTTTTCTTCATATTAATTGAACGTAACGCGCTTTCTACTAACGTCTCAAGCGAGGCCAGTGCCTGTCCACTCAAATTCTTCGCTCCTAGAAGACGTGTGAATATCGTCCCATTACGCATCGTTTTCGTAACTGTCATTAAGACTCGTCGCGTGTAGCCTACCGCTTTAGTGATAGCACGCTGCGCATTCTTTAATGCATCACCAGCGAATGTAGAAAAGTACCCAATAGATATGTCGATAACTACATTTAATAAGATCTCCCACCACTCCGATTCCTGTGACTGTATAAACATTTCAAATTGCCTCTCAAGATGATCTAGTCGATTCTCGAGATCTAGTAACTCATCACTTAACCTATCTAATTCCTGGAATATTGAGTCGTTAATCACTTGTTGAATATCCTGATGCTGATTGGCGGTATTCCGTGTAGGCAGATTGCCAGGTGGATATGGTACGCGCGCGCTCCAACTACCATGAATTCTAAATACTAGCGTTTGGAGGAAACGACGCGCTTCTAAATCAGTTCTGCTATCCTGATATATGCTCGCATACGTGACTCCAAGAACCGGCACACGCGGCACGTTGTGTGATGATATAGTCATGTTATTGAACATATAGTTTATTGGTAGTTCCACTTTAAATGTATACGTCATCTCTGAACCATACTCTGTGCTTAGGTTTATATCTCCACCGGTAAATATGTTAAATGCGCCCATTGATGAATTGTATGTTCTGGGCCAATCACCTCCCAATGTTGCTAGCCATGCATATCCGCGTAAGTCCTCGAATGCAGTAGTTACAAGAATAACCCCATCTGATAAATATGATGCAGGATCCACTATCGTGGACAAAGTCAGATCTATAGGACATGTCAAGCCAAAGAATTCGCCATCATTCACGGTCACAAATCTAACTGGGGACATTGTATTACCTACCGCCGATCTACTTTCCAAGCCATACATTAGCTCAAGTGATAGTCTGCCCTCTGTATCAATTGGAAAAGTTGTTGCTTGTCTGTACCCAATTAATATCTCCTGTACATGTATCTCCACAGCAGTAGACTGTCTCGGTATTTGTACTCCACCTGCTACGAAATTATCCTCACGATGTGGCCTTATCGGACAGTTGATACGTATTGTGTTACCTCCTATTAGTGCTGTACTTACCGTAGTAGATACACTAGATGGTGATACGATTCGCATTGATGGTAACGCTTGTTGCAAATATACCGTCTCGCTTTGAACGGGGGCCTGCCTATATGAGAATCTCAGATATATAGCGTACTCATCATTTGAGTATACATTTGCAAAATGGGCTTCGTTTATCGTTTGATCTCCAATTGGTTTGAATATATTTCGCACCTCGCCCACTCCATTATTTGAGGACGTCACTATGGATGCGCTAGCGGATATGTTGGTTATGGGTCCTATCCTTCCGTCATGTATATATTCGGTCGGTATCGACATAACAGGTCTAAGTAATTCGAAGGCTCCCACAGTATTATCTAGCTCTGCTTCCGCATATCTATACAGTATTGTTGAGCTGAACAAATCGGATACCTGAGCCATTGTCTGTACAAGTGTAGATGTGGTATAGTCACCTCGCTGTCGCGCCTCCTCATCCTCCTCTTCTAATTTCTGCGTTCGTACTTCAGATAACATGTTTGACTGCACATTCCACTGTTGACCGGTATAATTACCCACTATCTTCTCTGCGTGATTCATAATGGTTCTCTGCGTATCGACATGCGATCCTGATAACTCTGTTAGATACGTGCTAACTTCCATATTGATAGTGAACTCTATGCCGGGTGTCACATCCTCGATGCGTATATCACGTAAGTCTACAGGATCAAACATTCGAACGATTGGAAACATTAAGTTTAACTCAGTGACATCTACGGATATATCTCGATGTTCACGATCTCTTACTATTTCATCTACATGTAGATGTGAGGACACAATGTATAAATGTTCACCCGACGCGTACGATGGTTGCGATCCATTGTTCTGTCTCACAATCTCGTATATTGGCATCTCCGCTTCATCATCTCTACCACGCGGACCGTTAATCTGCTGTAGATATGATATCAGATTGTAGCAAATTGAAACACGCTCATAGTCTTTACCCGCCCACGTGTAGTTATAATTAAATACGCCGTTGTTAGATCTAGTTATCGTAATCTTTACATCCAGTTTAACATCACCTTTATCTTCATCGTAGTCTAGTATCGCAATAACTAGATTAAATGATCGAAAGTATGGTGTCGTCGCTGTAGTACGGAAGAACACGTGTTGAATAGTCTGCTCTAGATCCAGATCAGCTGGAATAAATGACGTAATAAAAGTAACATTGTCAGCAATAAAATCCGTTTCAATATTAGCCTGAATAATCTCGAATTCATGTTGATTCAGTGTAGAGATAATTGGTAATAAAGGTATCGTTAGTTTATACTCATCACCTTTAATTTGAGATATATCCCTTAACTCATCAAGCCGTGCTAATTCTCCTAAAAGTGCATCTCTGCGCATTCTAAGATTGTAATCCGCAATCAACGTCTTTAAAATGTCCTGATCATTGTCCGTTATATTTATTTGCGTTTGTTGTTCTATTAATCCTGCGTACCGTGTTATTTCTCGTCGAATTTCCGCTCTATTTATTTCCATCTTTTCCTACTGTCTTAGTCTCTCGTCATCCCCCTTTACT